AATCGTTGTTATCTGGATCCATGCTATCAATCAAAGGATTTAATAACTTTTGGATCTTAGCCATAACACGCTTTGTTCTTTCGACTTCCCCCAACTTACTCACCTTTATCTTCCCCCAACATGGCCTTTCTAATTTCCGGCCATGAGAATGGAAGAACATCCGGCAATGCGTACCTATTTTTTGCAAGATAGGCAGGTTTCTCACGACAGTAAGCAACCACATCACCGGCCACCGCTTTTGTTGTCATTGTTCCACCTTTCCCCTGGACCTTAACAGTACCAAGTTTATAGTTTGCAAAGAAACAACAATCGCTGTGTTCTAAAATTAAATCTGCGGCCTTGCGGTGCAGTTTTAACTCATGTCTATCAAAAGCCTCTATCTCTGGAGACTCAAATCTTTTAATCTGATTATGTGCAATCTGCAAAATAATCATACCTTTATCTTCACGCAAGACATTTAACAGATCTATGTATTGACGCCAGTATCTAAGCACCTCTACATAACCTTTACCATATCCAGGTTGTTCAATAGATTTCCATCCATTATCTTGACAGGCTTTATCCCATATCAATGGCTCTAACCAGTCTAATGAATCTATAACCACAGTTTTAAATTCGTGGTCTTCATCAATTAAATCTTGTAGATAACCCATGACTTGTTCAAAAGATTTACACAACGGAAATTGTTGTGCATCAATTGTACCCATACCATCTTCTGTTAATACAAAAATTGGATTTGGCATCTGTGAACCAAAGTAAGTTTTACCTACCCCGGCCCCACCATAGGCAACAATCCTAGGTGCTTTCTTTTTTGATTTAGTTCTTATATCAGCTAACGACATTTTTACCCCCTTCAAGTAATTGTTTTAATTCGTTTTTATTAAAGTCCAATAAAATAGTTAATCTTCTTATATCTCTAAGCAGATTATCTCTTTGCTTTTTATCAGACTGCCATTCGTTATATATAATAGAAGCCTCAGCAGATAACTCAGACTCTTTATACTCCTCACCGCCTTCCTCGAAGACGATCACCGGTTCATCAGACATTATTTTTCTCCCGTGTTAAGTTTAAAAGTTTCACAAATACTGCGTCCGTTACAGAATTTGCAATGATCCCCAAATACATATTTAGGGTTTTCATCCATACAAGCATCCGCTCGTGGTTTCAGAAAATCGAATCCCCAGTTAGCAAGATTTTCTCCGGTGGTTTCCCATGTCTTAACCGCCCGTTCTTTCTTTACTCCTCTAGGTTGAACTATCGTTAGTTCCATAATTGTTTCAGCATTGCCATACCTGGTTAATGCACCCAGGCCATAGATCATTAGCTGTTTGTTATATTCCGGTGAGACTTGCCATCTACCAGACTTTAAATCTATTACACATATGCGACCTTCTGAGAGTATGATTGCATCAGCAGTACCCCATATGTTTTCGCTTATCTCTTCCATTGATACTTGCTCTTCAATAAGCAACTTACCATTGAGTTCTTTTGTTCTTGCCTCTACATAGTCTGTGTAGATCTTTGCACAATCAATCATCTCTTGATCTATCTCTATCTCAAAGTCTTCAACCATCTCAACCTTGCCAAGCCAATAATCTTCTAAAGATATATCACCATCTAAGTGTCCTTTCATTAATATCTCAGACATTTGGTGAACCAAGGTACCAGTTACAGCAGGGATGCTTGTGGTATACGGAACTTGTGATGCAAGTTTAGGCATACCAGGACAGACAGTCCATTTATCTGAAGCCGAGGGGGACAGTAGTGCGTGTTTACTAGGCATTGTTGGAAATGTAAGATTCCTTTTCTATTCTTTTTACATCATCAAGATCATATAAAATAGTTCCTGTTATCTTCCAATAACCAGGCCCCATTCCCTTTGATCTTTTATTGTCTATTGTTTTTTTGCTAACTCCCCATCTTCTTGATAGTTCGTCAGCGTCTATAGTGTTGGTGATGTCAAATTCTTTTAGATCTTTAATTTCCATAAATTTCCCTTTTCTCAGATTTCACCTATAATACCTCAATATTACTAATAATGGTAATATTTATTAAAAAATAAGGAGTATTTATGTCAATAGACAAAGCTACACCGCAGGATTGGGATCAAGCAAGAGATCGCTTGGCTTCCAACAACCAGGTAGGTGGAGATCACTACAATAAGGGGACCAATATAGAGCCGATAGATTATATTATCGCTAACAACATTGGTTGGTGTTTGGGGAATGTAATTAAACTTGTGACCAGAGATAAGCACGATAAGGTTGAAGATCTCTTTAAGGCCAAGCATTACATAGACCTGGAACTTGAAAAAGTTTTTGGGTTAGATAGTGATGGTAATAAGATACCAGAGGAGCTATTGAAAAAATCCTTATAGGAGTATGGTAATGAACTTGTCTGACTTTGATGATCCGGTTCTAAATGAAAGAAACAACAATACCCCTGTTTATATAAACAGACACATTGCTCGTTCTTTAATTGATATAGCTGGTTCAGAAAACAAAGATCCTCAAGCGTTAGCGGAGTATTTTCTACAAGTAGGGATTCACTCCGTTAAACATTACAAGGATCAAGAAGTTAAATTTGATATTGAAAGTCTTTAACTAAGGTCTTCCAATATATCAATGATGTTTCTAACAGCATCATTGTTCTTCATGTGTTCATCGTTGATGGTTAGTTGAGCTTGGTCTAAAGGCTTAGAAAACACCACATTTCTATGCGGTACTGCCACAAAAGCAAACAAATCTATTTCATTATCTTTGTATTTTCTGTGCTTGACTCTTTGACCTTTACGCATATCAAACCGCCAATTACCTCTGTGCTCTTCTATTTTGGATTGGGTTTTAACTTGGCACTTATATAGCTTTAGATTGTGTTCAAAGATAATGTCCGCAGATGCGTTGTGTGGAACAATGGTTACTGTGTCAGAAACTTGAGAGAGGATTGCTGCTGTGAGGTATTCACCAAAACGACCAACTCGTTCAGATGCTTTAGGCATTTTATTCTTCTAAATCGGTCCTTAAAGTTTCCCAGGTAATATTATTTTTTTGTAATAATTTTTTAATATATTTTGGTTGTCTATTGAAAGATGCTTTTTGAAATTCAATTTCATTAATTCTATTTTCTTTTATGTAGTCATTGGCCGCATCCCTTATTCCTTTTAAAGTAAGTCTTAAATAATACTCTTTAGTTTCATTATCTAGGTTTAAATATTCTGGAGTATTTACAATTTTTGGGATTGTAGATTCAACCAATGGACCCATATATTTTGATCTAGTTTGATCTACTTTTTCATTTCCGGAGTAAGGTAAAATATCACGCATTTTAAAACCAAGTCTATCAAACTCTCTTTCAGCATCATTCTTTTCCTCTCTTACTGTTATACCAGTTAACTGTCTTGTTAATGGGCCTGGTAAATCTACATCAGTAAATGGAAGTTTTATTGTTTCAGGTCTTCCTGGTGTAGCCGCTCTTGTTGGAGACTCCACCTCCGGGAACCTTTCTCTTGCGATAGGAACATTCATTAAAAGTTTATTACCAAGATCCGGGAAAAATTCTCCCTCTAATTCCGGTCTTCTAAATTCTTGTTCTTGATCCAAGAAATCATTAAACATTCTAAGAGGCGTTGCAAAACCACCAAGAACATCCGCTACAAAATCAGACATATATCTATTAATTTTTTCTTGAGTATCTAAACCGGCCAAACCATTTAATAGATTATTTACAAACCCTAATGCCGCACCCGCTCTAAACTGTGCACCGGTTAATGCTTGTAATATATCTTTTGCATCACCCCAGTTTCTTCCTGATTCGATTCTTGTAATTACATCAGCAACAAACATATAAGGAGTGAGCGGAAAATATGGACGCATATCAACTGTTTTTCCTGTAGAGGTTTGTAATTCATACCACTTTTGATCTTCTGGACCTTTTCTTTTTGCCTCGATTGTTGCAAGTAATAAGGTGGTTCCAACTATTGCTTGGCTTATTGCGGAAGTATCTCCAGCAGCTATTTTTTTAATTTCATTTGGCCTTAATAACAAACCAAAACCAATTGGACTATGTTTAAATTGAAACTCTACTGCATTAGCCATAAATCTTGCAAAAGGTAAAACTCCCGTTGTAATAAATGGTACTGAATTAGAAATTTCTACAAACTTTTTAAGAAATGTATTATCTGGAGTCTTGGCATAAGTAAAATACAAAGCATCATCTACCGCTTTTGACACATCATCAGCAGAAATGTAATCTAATAGATCATCACCAATACCAATTTTGTTTATATCAATGCCTTTTTCTGCCAGGGTGTTTTGTATTGATGTTGCAAACATACCTCTTCGATAATAAAACTCCTGCATTCTGTTAAGGAAGTTAAGACCATCTACTGCTTTTTGTGCAGTCTTAAATACTTTTGCTTTAGATGAATCAGCAACCTCAGACGCATATTTGGTAAATAATTTATCTCCCTCATTCACATAATATTTGGTTAAAAATTCAGTTAAGTCTTTTGCCTTGGATTTATCTTTGGTTAGATTCATCATTAATCTAAAAGATTTGGTGTGATCTACTAATTGTTCTTTTGCTCCAAACGCCCTTCTTACTGGATTAAATGTTTGATTTAAAGCACCATCAAACGCTTGGACTAAAGTATTTAACATTACCCGGCCAATTTGTGCAGTATTATTACGCATGGCTGTAGCAATCTGACTAAC